ATTGGGGCAGCAGCGTCGGGTAGCCGAAAGGCCCCGGTGGCATCGCATTGGAAGCCATAGCAACGCGCAAAGCTGCCCCATATTTTTTTGCAGATACAGATATGATGACACAAGGATTTTATCAGAGTAATGCGGGCAATGGATTCCGCGAGTATCTTAATTCGAGCATGAACGATATGTTCTCACTCGACCTGAGTAGATGCACGTTGATAGAGTGCATCACGAAAATGTGTGAAATCAAGTCGCGTTCACACCCGAAAATCAAACAGAATTATCGTATGCTGGTCAACAAGCTGGAGGACATTGAGCGGCAGTTCGGGTGCACCATCATGCCCGCCATGATTTCGTCGGTGTTCTGGAACCACTTTGTACCGTTCCTTGCGGAGCAAGGTCTGAAGTATTCCACCATAGGACATGTGAAGGCGAACTTGATAGCCGTGCTGAACTGGTCGTCGAAGTACGGCGTGAAACTGAATCCAAGTTACTCAGAGGTGGACATCCCGAACTACACCCCCAGCAAGATTTCGCTCACGCCTGACGAAATCTCGCACATCTATCATTTTAAGATAGGTAAGGAGCCTACATACAGCTTCCGCTCGAAGAAGGTGCTGAAACTGCGCCGGAACAAGATAGAGACATTGGAACGAGTGCGCGATATGTTTGTATTAGGCTGCAACCTCGGTCAGCGGTATTCCGACCTGGTGCGCATCAGCCCTGAGAACTTCCGCAATGGGCAGTTCTCGATAGTTCAACAGAAGACCGGCAACAAATGTTTCGTGCCTATCAATAGCCTTAGCATCGACAGCCGTATCACCTTCGCTATCCTGGAGAAGTACGACTACCATGCACCTTACTCAGGAGACATCAATAACTACAACACGTATCTGCATGAACTCTTGCACCACATTGGCGAGGACTTCATGGACGAGGTGCATATTGACAACAAAATCAACGGCATTATTACCCGCGAGACTAAACTCAGATACCAGCTTATATCTTCTCATAGTGCAAGACGCTCATTCGCCACTATCAATACGCTGCGGAACATTCCGCGCAACAAAATACTGCGAGCAACAGGACATTCAAGTGAGAAAGCATTTGTACGATATATCTGCTATGACGAAGAGAATTAAATGAGGTCATCTCCAACACAGGGGATGACCTCTTTTTTTTGGTATACCCCAAACCGTAAAACGCCCGATAGTTAGAAATGACTGTCGGGCGTTTTTTTCGTTTCCGGCAGCAAGAACGAAAAAATATGGCATACACAAGTGGAATACTGAAGTACCGCGTGGCTATCCTGAACAAGCAGGTGGCGGCTGGGTTTGGTGAGACAACCTCTTATCAGCCCGCCGCTACCGTGTGGGCGGATATTACGTGGAAGAAGGGACAGAAGGCTCTCAATGAGGGTGCGCTGGATAGCCAGGACACTGTGCTCATTCGTATGCGGTGGAATAATATCGTGACGAGGGAAAGTCGCCTGCAGTGCGACGGGGTGACGTACCAGATACAATCGCTACACGCAGACCACCAGGACAACACTATTCAAATCACAGCGACGGAAATTGTAAAATAAGGAACTATGACAAAGAAAACAATCGCAATCATTCATTTCAACACACCGGAACTGACCGAGGCGTGCATCCTGTCAATCAGGAAGCACGGCTGCGAGTGGCCTATCGTGGTGTTTGACAACTCCAGTGAGCGACCATTCACACACAAGCTCAACGGTGTGAAAGTGATAGACAACACGAAGGGCAAGGTAATAGACTTCGACCAGATGCTATCTATGTACCCAAACCGCTGCGAGCAGCTGGGCATACACGAGGGAAGCGTCTTCGGCAGCGCCAAACACATCATGACAGTACAGAAGTTGTGGGAACTACTGCCCGACGGCTTTATACTCGTGGAGAGCGACGTACTGGTAAAGGGCGACATCACCGAGCTGTGGAAAGAGCAATATTCCTTCTGTGGCTACGTGCAGAAGAATCAGAACGGCAACAAGTTCAAGGTGCCACGCATCCTGCCGATGTTGTGTTATATGAATGTGCCGAAGCTCACCAAGGAGGGTGCACGCTACTTCGACCCCGAAAGATGCTGGGCGCTGAAGTCCGACATAAATGACCGTTCAAACTGGTTCGACACGGGCGCTTGCTTACTTGACGACGTACTGCGCATGCGTCCACGTCTTAAAGGCTTGCACGTTGACATCCGGCTGTTCGTAGAGCACTACGGCGGTGGATCGTGGAAGCCTGACAATCTGAAAGCACAGGCTGAGTGGCTGAAGAAGAACGAAGCCTTATGGAAAACAGAAGGAGAGCCTAAAACGATTGGTAAACCTGCAACCAGAAAACGCACGAAAAGTAAAAAGGAATAAGATATGAGATTATTTAATCTATTCACACCGACGGGGGTAATTCCCATAAGACGGCGCGAAGCGCAAACAGCGCCAGCCACCGGCACCAAGACCGAAGGTTCTAACGTGCGCGGCGGCTCATTCGTTGAGCGCGTGGTGCAGGCTCGCAGTCCACAGGTGGCTCTCACCGTATCGGCTGTGTATCGTGCCGTAGAGCTCCGCGCAAAGACTATCGGTCAGATGGCTGTACAGTATCAGACAATGACGCGCGATGGTGGCAACTATGTGCAGGCAACGTGGGGACCTGGGAAGCGATTGAATTACCTACTCCAGGTGGAGCCAAACCCGCTGATGTCGGCATCGGTGCTGTGGGAGCAGGTAACCATCAACAGGCTGATGGAAGGCAACGGCTTCGTGTATATCGAGCGCGACGACTTTGGTGAGCCCGTAAGACTGTGGCTGGCAGAGTGCGCCGGCTATAATGAGTTAGACGGCACCTACACACTGACATTCGAGAGCGAGCGCGGCAGCGTGAACCGTGTGAATGTGCCACGCACAGACGTGCTGCACTTCCCGAACACATACCGCCGTCCTGGTAGTATCTTCGGTATGTCAACTATCCGCTATGCAGCCGAAACGCTCAGTCTGATAAAGACCGAGAAGGCACAGAGTATGGAGACAGCCGCTAAGGGTGGTCGTGTGAAGCTGATCATCGGCGAGGAGAAACCTGCCAACGGTCAGGGCACCCTGGCATTTGGACTGTTGAACAAGGGCGAGATGAACGCTTATGCCGACGAAATAAACGAGCGCATCTACCAGAAGGACGTAGTGGCGCTGCGAGGACTCGACAAAATACAGAATATCTCGATGAGCGCTCAAGACATGCAGCTGGTAGAACAGTTGAATATGTCACAGGACGACGTAAGCCGTTTCTTCGCTACCCCGCGCCCACTGTTAATGATGGACTCGAACTCGCACTACACCACCTACACCAACGCCACGATGGAGTATCTATCGAGGACCATCGCACCGGACAGCCGCGAGATGGAGGACGAGATGTTCCGCAAATTGCTGAGTGTTGACGATTTCGGACGTCGCCGCATCCACATGTGCGAGCTACCATTGCTGCGTATGGATAAGGAAACACAGGCAAAGGTTGACAAGTCTAGATTGGAGAGTGGTACGGCTACCATCAACGAACTGCGAAAAGAGTGGGATATGCCAGCCGTAGAGAATGGCGACGAGCCAATGGCAAGTGCCAACCTGATGACGCTGAAGGCGCTGATGAGCAAGAACACAACCCCAGCCCCAAAGCAGGAACCCGAAAAACAAGAGTAAACCCAGAACGGCAAAACGACCGAATAATAGAACAATTAAATATTTAGATATGGAACAGAAACACCACATCAGCCCCACCGAGAAGCGCGAAATGTTTTGCGCTGGCTCGCTGACCGTCCGCGAAGCTGACGGCAAGGGTAACATTATCGAGGGCGTTGCCATCGTCACCGAACAGGAAACGGTGCTGTGGGAAGGCTCTGATTACCGCGAAATCGAGGTGATTGCCAAATCGTGCATTGCCCCCGACTTCATTACTAAACAGGACATGACACTAAACCTATTGCACAACAGAGATGAAAGTTTTGCGAGAACACCAAACTCTCTGCGCGTTGAGTCCAGAGAAGACGGCCTCCATTTTGAGGCAGACGTGCCCGACTGTGACCTCG